TAATGGGTCTGTGGGCTTCACTGCGACGAAATTCCAAGTCAATCCTGGATTACCGTTCTATACATGGTTATCTCAGAGAGCGGCAGGCTGGGAGAAATATCGCCTCGACAAGTTCGAGGTGATGTACATCCCAGCTGAAGCGAACACCACGACACCTGGAAGCGTCTATTTTGTAGCAGATTACGATCCTAGCGATCCACCACCCAGCAGCCTGCAAGCTCTTAGCACGTATGAACATCAAGTTAATGGGCGGGTCTACAACGCATTGACGTTGGACCTGTCCCCAAAGCGGATGTTTGATGGAGTGCAGACGAAGTACATTAGGCAAGGACCAGTGCCAAACGACCTTGCGTTGTACGATGCGGCCAGTTTCACCTTCGCAACAATTAGTTGTGCAAATGGTGATCCGATAGGGCAGATCTGGGTGAATTACACCGTAGAATTGATTTCTCCCCAGACTGAGGTTGGACCAGGAGTGCCCCAGAGCCTAGCCTACTTTTCACAGACCACCCTGTTTGACCAAGACATCGATCAGGGGGTCCCGTTGAATGTAGAATGGTCTCTGGACGTCACCAATGGTCCAGGGGTGTTGTACAATCCATCGACCCGGCTGTTCACTCTCCCCAAGGCCAACTACCTCATTGATGGGGTTTTGACCTTGGAGGATCCAGCCGGAGGGACGACCACCTTCATTGTGGAACTGCTCAAGAATGGAGGTGCGGGTGTCAATGCAACATCACAAATCACCAACACTGGAGCAACCACATCCAACATCCCCTTTTCTACTTTCTTTGCTAGTAATGGCACGGACACCTTTGGCATGGTGATCAACCTTCTAACTGCGGGGACGATCACTTTGAAGGAGGGGGGAACGTGTCTTAGGTTTAGAGTAGTTTAGGAGTAACATGACCCGCTCCTCGCGTAGAGGGAGCCCAACAGCTCATCTGTTGGCATCGCCTATGAAGGCAGGCTTGGAAGTCCCATCGTTGGGGCATGGATTCGCCTGAACGAGATGCGTAGCTACACGCCCAACTGTGGTGGTTGGAAACGGTACGGTGGTACGGCGAGTTTGGAAAGATCCATGTAGAAACGGTGGGAAACCAGGTGTCCAAGAAGGTGCAACCCAACGCACTGGAGGGCGGACGACCTGAAGAATCTCTGTAGC